TTATTAACAGTAATTGTAGTATCTGTTGCTGTAAGATCCTCATTTAAAGTTGCCCCAGTTGCTTCGTAACCTGTAATGGCATCTATTTTTTCTATCTTTTGTTTTTCATACGATCCAACTTTAATTGCATATTCAAAATTTGGACTATTCCAATCATAATAATTATTATCGGTAATACTTGACTGATCTGATGTGAGGTTTTGTACTGTGCCATCATTTAACCAATTTTTAATTGCATTATCTTGGTCCTTTACAAATATGGTTTTATCGTTAAAGGCTTCCAGATTGACAATTAAGTTGGTGTCACTACTGGTAGATACAGTTAATGAGTCATCCCCAGTATCCACAAAACTATAGGATATAACTAATTTATAGGTTTCATATACCCCACTGATCTTTTCTGCACGATATACATTGAGCCCTGTTATTCTTTCATTCATGGTTGATATTGGAAGATCAACAATTAATTTAATTTCAGACTTACTGACATTGTCATTTGAGTTAGAGTTAGTTACAATTTGTCTTATAGACTCGTCTTTTATTGGTGTTTCCTGGACTCCATCATATACAGCAGTTAGGGTATACTTTACAGTATCGGATGTTCTAATTTCTTCATCGGTAAGCGATAATTCTACATTCTTAAATGTAAATGGATTAGTCAGTCTATTTTCTTTAGCAAAAAACGATGGACCATATACCTTATTCCCATTGAACAAACTTCTATCAATCCAGCCTACCCAGGCTCCTTTTGCTTCATTGCTACCTACTTTGGCAATATTACCTGGCAGGACTCTTAATGTGTCCCCAAATGGTATGATTGGATTTCTATCCTTTTTATGGTACAATGTACCTACATCATAACGACTACTTATATCTATCCATCGATATTCACAGTCACCAGAGCCATCCCAGGAATTAAGCAACCATCCAACGTCAGTCATTCTGTACAGATCTGCACTTGGTGCTGATGGGGATAGTTGGGAGGATGCTGTAGCATATACTGCAACGTATCCTTTAGCGTGTTCAAAGAAGTCTTGACCACCATGAGTCTCGGTCACACAATCAGCAAAACAAGTAGGGTTCCAGGATTTTGAGGATGCTTCACTTGGAGCATTTGCAACTTGTACAGACAAAGAGGAATTGACTAAATATAATACTCCATTACTTGCAGGAGATGTTATATCATCTGTGCCAACAACTAAATAATCTGTCCCTGGAGAGTTTTTTGTGCTTTCCACAAAGCTAATAGGAACTGAAGTACCAAAGGTACTGGAGGATACATCTGCCCAGCTTAAAATAACGGTACTATTGTCATGGGTGCTGTATTTTACATAATTGTTTCCAGAATTAGTGTAATGAACAACTATGCTACTGCTTCTATTTGAATTTTGTTTAAAATCAAAACTGGTAACACTTTGAGTAACTCCTGTAAAACTACCTCCTGTATACCAGTTACCTGTCCCTATCCCTGTAGCACTAATGTCACTATAATACAGCTTGGTAGTAGTTGACGTTGCCAATATGACCATTAAATATATATGGCTAACATTTGAACCTGATCCATTAGAATGAGTTAAGTTATTTGTAGACTTTATAGAAGTAAGACCAACTACTTTAGTAAGGTCTGGAGCAGGAGACACATTGATTGTAACCTCGGTTATATTATCCGATGTGTCAATTTTAAATAACCCATTGTTCTCAATAAGTATGTATAAAGAACTACCTACAATGTGCATGAACGATGTATCGGTATAGTCATCAGCACTAACATTGGCACTAATTAAAGATTCCTGGACCGCACCACCACTGGACAAGGTGTATTTTACAATACGATTATATTCTTCTACATCGTCATAGGACATATGCACATAAATGGCATTATTGAAGCCGATCATGCTACATACTTTAAAATTATTAGAAGGTAAACCTGCCTTAAAACTATTGTAATGAGTTTGTGATAGATCAGCCATTGTTGATCCATCATAAGTCACTAATAATGTTTGATTTGCATCAACCAGCATTAAACACAATACCTTACCATTCATAGATGCAATAGCAATGTCATGGACTTCAGCTTGTTCTACTGCTGGAGATCCATGTGTTACCTGGTCTATTACCTTTAAATGAGTCTGACATTTTCCACCAAATGATCTATGGGTTATTCCAGTTGCTGTAGTTGTATCAAAAAAGCTACCGCCCCACCCTGTAGCAATATTGGTGTTTACTCCTACCGTAGTTGCCGATGGGACTACATCAGCCTGTTCGTATACACCAGCACCAGATATGTCAGCCTGTGGTGAAGCATTGCTTTTACAATCCTGGACCAAGACATAATCTGTAGCAGTAATTCCATGTGCAGATGCTGTTTGAAACCACATAATATTATCTTCAATCTGTAAATGGTCTGTAACATCTGGTAGCCCACTATCCCACCAAAACAGTTTAACGGTCTGGTCTGTATCTTCTATAGTTACCAATAAGTACCTATAGCCATCTCCTGCATCATTTTTATCCCCATCAAATTTATCTGATGCAAAAGTAAAAATATTGTGGACTGTATAAGACTTGGTTAGAGTAAAAGAATTATTAACAAATGTTAGACCAATATATGGGATTCCTGATGGTGTTCCTGCACCGAAAGTTTTCTCTAACTTACCAGCCTGGATCTTAAGATTCTTGATCTCCTGGGCTACGTTATCTGGGAGGTCCTCAATGTCAGCATTGGTGAGTACCCCATCAAAATCCTTTATGTCTATGTAATTAGCCATTATTTTTTTCCAAAATATTAATTAATAAAGTTGGATCTTTTTTTTCTTCATCGATTCTATTGTATACAAGAACTTGCTCTACTCCACATTCTTCATTAGGGCAAGATAGATTGGTAACAATACCATCTCCATCTATACCATAATCTTCATAACTATGATCTCCACCCCAAATCAATTCAGTGTTGCAATGCCAACAATCCATTAGCCGACTGGGTAATTAGGATATATGGGATCAATCAAGGAATTGCTACTGGAATAATCGAATGGTAAACCTTCTCCTATCACATTTGTGGCTGGATTCTGGTTATACCTACCAATATACTCGTATGCCCTGGCGAGTGCCGAGTTCATACGATCTGGCTTATTTGACAGTCTCCATAACTCTGCTTCTGCAAACTCCAGGATCGCATCGTGGAATATGGCGTTCAATTCACAGTTCACTGCTGGTGAAGATGTTGTTAATACAGCAGGTTCTTTAAGGTAATAACAATCCACATTGGCTGTATTGTTGTAAATGTATATCCTACCCTTGAACACAAAGTAAACAGGTTCGGTCCCATTAAAGGATACATACCCTGTTGTAAAATCTTTGACCATATCAAAGGATACTTTTCGTATAAAATTGCTATCATTGATCCGTATTCCTAATATTCCCAGTGGTCCACCGAATGGCTCTGATGCCAGGTCTCCTGCCAGAGTTGGTGTAAAATAACTTTTAAAGTGTGTGTCTACATCGTTATCGGTAGACATGGATATTCCAGTTTTCAAGATATGGAGGTCTGTAAGTAAATGTGGGTTTAGTGCCTGAATCACCTTGTCCTGGGCACGATTCAAGTATCGTTCCTTGATGGTATCAGAAAAAAGGTCTCCTGCCGAGTCCTCCATTCTATCTCCCAATATGGTGTTCATTTCAACTGTTGTCATAATTTCTCCAGGCTAAATATCCCCCTCCTTAAAAAAAGAGGGGGATATTTCGTTATTCAGTTACTTAAACGCCAGGAGCGTAAGTAGTTGAGGATTCTATTCCAGTAATAACACAATGAGCCCTTCTATTTGTTGCAATCATGTTACCATATGTATGAACTTTCTGCACAAATGTATTACTTTTTGTATCTTCGATCATATCAGATGCAGTGAACTTTGCACCAGAGTTAAAGAACATATGTAAATACTCTGTGTTTAGAAAATAAATACGACCATCAAATCCAAACTTGTCGTTTGATCCATCAGCCTGATCTTGTGCTGTAACTATATCCTGGTCAGCAACAATATCAATACCTCTAAAGTTTAATCCAGTGAATCCCATTGAACCCATTCTTTCAGACATCTTACTACCTGTTTTTCGTGGATCTAATTCGTTTTCTATAAGATCATACAATTCCTGGGAGCAAACAATAAGGTCTGGGTTTTCACCAGTTTGTGCTTTTGCATTTGCAACTCCTCTGGCTAACATTTTTAAAATGTAAGTATCTTTAGAAGCATCAACCATATCTGCTTTTGCAATATATCCACTTGTTCCAGCATCTGGATTATCATCACTAATATTACCAGTTGATCCAGCAAAATCAGTCGGATCTAATACTGGTGTTGTCCAGAACTGATTAGAAGCAGGAGAGGCTACTGTAGCAATACCACCTACTGTTGCATCTGCATTATTAAGTAATACGCCTAATGGATTAAAGGCTTCAGCAGGGCTTAAAGAAGTTGCAAATAAATTCTCTGCAACAGTCTTTTCCAAACCTTTTTGAAGGTTCTTTACTTTTGCACCAACAATGTTCTTAATAGCCTGTGGACTATTCATTAACAATGTCTCTTCCTTTGTTAAAAGAAAATGACCTGTTAGCATTGTAGGTTTGTACGATGCTGTTTGTGCAATGTCAGCCAATGCTGGTGTGTATGATGATCCCAAACCATGCTTATCACCAAATACACCTACACCACCAGATGCAGATTCTACTGGTACAACGATCTCACGACCATTGAATGTTTTTGCCTTTGCCTTCAGTATTGCAAGTAATGGATGACTTTTCTTAAAGATGTTATCATACAAAACAGGCATATAATACTGCTGAATAAGGGCACTTAATGAAGCGGATCCTGTTCCACTTACGACTATGTTAGACATATTATGTCTCCTTTATTTCGGTATTTATGTGTTAAAAAAAGAACCAACATCAATGTCATCATACGAAGTGATCTTGCTTTGCTTGTCACTTTTGACACCAACGCTTTTCTTTACGTTTACTGGTACAGATGGTTTTGGTTTTGCTTTGATCTCTTCTTTTGGTTTGTCAAAGTTCATCACCTTGTAGGCTTCTTCCAGGGTAAGCAGTCTCCCATCCTTCTCATGTCTTTCGATTGCATAATCCAGGACTTCCTGGGTTTGCTCATTGTCCAACGAGTAGGTTGATTTGAGATCTGCCATTGACTGGTCCAAGACCTGTTGTGCTTCCATCTGTGCCACTTTATCCTGGGCTACCTGTAATTCAGATTCCCAGGGGTTCGGAAGGTCTTTATTATCCATCTGTAGGGACTGTTTAAACAGTTGCCCTGCTTCTTTACCAAGTTCATCTTCAATCGCTTCTATAAGCGTTTCAGAGAAATCTTCCGACTCTTTTATTTTCTCCACCAACTGCACCAAAGGCTCTACTGCCCTACGCTGATCGGCTACTTCCTGGGCTTTCTCCGTATTGGATTTGCTCCAGTCATGCCTGTTATCAGCATCTTGTTTCCAGGATTCTATGTCAGATAAAGTGTATCTTGAGCCATCTTCTGATTCAAAAACGACATCATCGTCTAATGCCTCATTGTCACTAACCGTATCGGTTTGCTCTTGTTCACCTTCTGAAAGTTCCTGTTCTGGTTTATTGGTTTCGGTTGTTTCGGCTGGTTCTATTGACTCTGTGGTCACAGCCTGTTCTGTATTTGATTCTTGGGTTGATTGCTCCCCGAGGAGTTCTCCAGGAATCGAAATATTGTCGTAGTCATCTGTAGATGGTTGCATTTCACCTACCATTGAATCTCCACTAAAATTTCCTACCGTTATCTTTTCAGATTCAGGTTGTACGTTTAAATTATTTGTTCCTACTATATTGATTTCAGACATTTTATTTTCCTTTCAGTTGGTCTTTCGACACTGGTTTGGTTGCAAAGAACATGAGTAGAACCGTTCTTTTTCCTTGATGTGGTTCTACCATATGCCTTACAGGGTTATTAAATTTTCCTGCTGTATAACACACGCCATTCAGATAGTGGTCCTTTACTTCTTTTGGTTCACCATCTACTTCAAAATATATACTTCCACCTGTAAACTCACCTGGATCAGATAAAAGAACTGTTGTACCATATTGACACCAAGCCATATGGTTATCCTCAAACTTTCCATTGACCAACTTACAGCCATCAAAATGCCATATATGTCCCTTTGGGCGTGTCTCAATTCGCCAGTAACTGGGACTTTGCAATATAAACTCCTGGTCATTTATCATTGATTGGTAGCGTTTTGCCACTTTTTGGATCAATTCGTGAGAAAAGTCAGATTTCATACCCTTTATTCTGCCCATATTCTTTAGTTTATGTGCTTCGTTAGGGGTAAGTAAGCCTAAATACTGTTGATACAATTAATATCCTTTAGAAGGAGCGTTTCTCATTTTACCTTTCTTCATTCTATTCAATTTCCATGAATTAAATTCAGCAGGTGACATATCTCCTGGTGATTTAGTTGTGTCGCTTTTAGCGGAACTCTTGCCTTTTATTTTTGACATTGCTTTCTTATAAGCCTTCATTCCTGCTTCAGTGTATTTAAACTTTTTTTTCTTACCTTTGACTTTTAGTTCTGGCATTGTATTTCCTTATGTTATGTGATGGGCAGAGTTAAACCTCAAGCCCTGGGTTGGTCCATTTCTGGATTCTCTCCCTGCCCACCAACCAATCCTGCTACGGTTATGATTCGTTCCTGGATGTCTCCAGGTAGTTGTTGAAAATCTGGTGATTCTGCAAGTGCTGGATTCTGCATTATTAATTGTGCCAATGCTTCTTCCCCTGGTCCTCCTGGACCTTCTTGCATTGTTTGTTCAACCAATGCACCTAACTGCTGTTGCATCTGTTCAACCTGCTGTATCTGTTGTTGTGGTGGAACCTGTTGATTCCTCACATACCAATTCTGTATAACATCTTGCTTGTCGGATATGTTCAAGGCATTGACCACCTCTTCAATACCATAGACACCAACCTGATATAATTCCAGGGCTCGTTCTTCATTGGCAACTCGTCCCTGTGCAAACCTACTACCTGTGGTAACGTCCACATCAAATTCACTATCCTGGAGTCTCTTTGCAGTCCCAGGATCAAACTCTGGTGTTCCTTCCATATTGCCATCTGCATCGTATACAGCCATCGGATTAAAATCGGTAAACTCAAACTGTCCTTCTGCATCTCGTTCTCTAATAGAACGTATCTCTTCATCAAAGGTCAATATCATCTGGACCATATATTCACCAATTTCTTTAGTAAGCCTTGCTACTTCCTTATTGATCTTAAATCGTTGCCTGGTCTGACTGGCTTCTTGCAATGCAACAATGGCTCTACCTGATGTTACGCCACCTGGCTTACGACCTTGAGTTACATCGTTCACACCAGTAATACTTTCCATGAATTGACCGACTTGGGCAATGTAATTTTGTATGTATCCTGGTATTGGAGGTGGAACCTCAAAAGTTACGTCACTTGGATCTACTACAGTGATCTCTTCACCTGGAGCCCCAGTTATTGGTCTGGTCATTTGCCCTTTGGCTCGTTGAGTTACCTTTCTAATTGGAAATCCCATCTTTCTAATGTTCTCATTAACAGCACTAAAGGTCTCATTCAATGCTTTGGTCTGGGTGCGAACCAGGTCTACCTCACCTATTCCCCAGAAATTGTGTGGTGATTTGTAGTTAGACACCATAAATACTGGCATCCTGTACAATTCCAATGGCTCATCTACCACTAATTGGTCCCCAACAACTATGGTATGCCGACCATTTGGATACTTCTCTTTATCTTGCTCGTTAGAATAACACTCAATGACCAATGCCATGTCGTATTCACTTTCTACATTGGCACTTTCTATGCCACCATTATCGTTTACTTTTTGATATGCTTTATAATCATCCAACTTTCCATCTGCTGGAGCCTTAATACCAAATTCTCTGTATATCCTGGATGTTTCCATTGGCACAGCAAACATGAAGTATTCACCAGACTTGAGGTCCAGGTCTGTTGCATATGGATGGGGTACTACTGTAAATGGATCAATGACCTGAACATCAAATCCTTTAAACACGCCTTCATCGGTAACAATAGGCAATATCTGTAAGAATCCGTTGCTATAAATAAGACTATCTTTAACCGCCTGTAATATCTGTCCATATAGGTCAGTTTCTTCTACGATCTGTTGGAATCTCTTCTGCATCATCTCACTAAAGAAGATGTCATTCTTTTCCCTGGGCATTACATCTACTGTAGGCTGAAAATCATTAATAATAGGCAATATGGTCTCTACTACAGCCAAAGGAAAGTTAAATATCATCCTGGACTGACTCTCTGCACCCTTTGTTGGGTTAGCCCAATGCCTACCATAATACAGACGTTCATTCTTACGCCATCTATCTGCTTGACTTGCTCTTGCTTTCTTGCTCTTATCAAGCCAATTCTGTACCTGTGGTATTCGTTCTGCTACATCTGCGATCTGGTCTAAAGCAGACTGCTGATCTGAAGCATTTGTGTAATCCATTCCTGCCATTATGCTTTCCTTGATGCCATACTGTTCGCAATTAAGTTTGGATACTTCCAACCCTTACTGGCACTGTATGATTTTGCCCAGGCTATTTGCCCAGGAGTTAATTTCTTACTCTTTTTCTTTGGATTTTTTTTATCCCAAAATGCTTTAGGCATTCCATAACTCCTTCCTGGACCAGTAATTTGCACTAAACTTATCAGATGCTGTGCTTTGACCGCTTTTATTCTTAATTCCTGCACTTCTCTTTAAATAACTATCTCGTGCTTTCTCGCTGTAATTATGCTTATAACTTTTATGACCAAAATTAATTACTTTGACCTTGCCATTTTTTTTGGCTAATACTCTCTTCTTAAATCGTCCAGAACCAGTATACTTCTTTGGCTTGTTGTACCCTGGAAAAGTTTCTCCTCTATGCTCTACTGACATTAAATATTATCCCATTGTGGCTGTGAATGGTCTACATCAACTACAATACTGTCAATAAACCTCTCTGTATCGGTCTTGGTATCAGGTTTCTTGGCACTTCGCACTACCTCACCTACCAAATACCTCAAACTATCTACAGCGTGATCATCCTTTTTCAATGGTTTCTCTGGTGAGTTCAGGTCCATCCTGGATGCACTTGGCTGTTCCCATTGGTAATTGACCATTTCTCTTCTCAAGTTCTCACAAGACCTGGTCATAAATATCTTATTTCTCTTAATGTACTCGGTGACTTTGTCTATACCACCCTGGACATCGTTATTCGCACCAATAACAGGGATGTTCATCTGTCTATATCTGTTGCCTATGGTCTCTGGATCGTCCTTCTTTCCTGCACCAGTAGATGGATCGATCACATACGTCTCATATCGTCCTTCATTCTGATAAGCATTAATGGCTCTACAATGGTATTCAGCATCTTGCCCTGCTTCGTAATGCTCTCTGTATATCCATATCTTATCATCGTTATCTACAGCACCCCACAATACAGCAGTTGGGTTGGTCCTCCCATGATCGATGGCAATAAATCTTCGCCAGGAAGGATCAGGGTTAAAATCGTTCACCACATGAATACTTGGTTCAAAGTCTGGGTATATCTGCCCCTCAAAGGCATCCCAGGATCCGTACAGATACCTGTTGATCCATATTTCGTTATAATTCTTTTTAAGGCTTTCAATGTACCCATCAGGTAGGTTGTCCTTGTTCTCTTCTGTCTTGGCATTGAACATGATGTTACCAGGAACAGGATCATGTATAAATCGATGCCAAACCCAGTTATGCCCTAATGGGTTTCCTGTGATCCAGCATTGCGGAGTGGATACCGCCCTTAAACGACCAAGAAGCGTAAGAAATACCTCTTCAGATACTTCTTCAGCCTGGTCTATGTAGAACCACCCCAGGTTTATCGATAATAGTTTTGCAGGATCATCCAATGACCTGAAGATGATCTCATGTCCATTGGCGAAGATGCACCTGTTTTCCTGCTTTTTGTACTCATAGTGTACACCTGGTAAGAATCCACATAAGTGTAATAGTTCAAAGAATGTTCGCTGTGTTGAATCTCTTAATTCTGGATAGGTCTGCCTGGCTATCATCCCTAATTGCGGAGGTTGTTCAGGATCCATCACTCTGGTTATCCCTTTCAATATCCCTGCAAAGGTCTTTCCATTACCAATACCACCAAAGAAAGCAACCACTTGCTCTTCACACTTGATGAACTTGGCTTGATTTAGATTGAGGTTGATTGCTTTAGACATCTGCAAGGTTAATGTTAATTACTGGCATTTTTATCTCACCATCCACCTTGTGCTTATCTGTAAACATTGCCAGGTGTTTGCCCTGGAGTTCACTTGCTTTTAAACTGACATTGTACTGTTCGCTTCCCTCTGCCTTATTTCTCACTCTTTCAATGTCTTTCAATACTTTTTCTGCTGTTAATTCAACCTTCTTCACTCTAATCGCTTTTAATCGGTCTATTTCGCTTTTAATGACAGGTTTTGCCAGGTTCTCTGATCCTTGCCTGTTTGCTGTTCTTTCGCTGTATCCTGCTCGAATACAAGCCTGTGTAGCATTGAGGTCAATAAGGTATTCTTTGCAAAACATTAATTGTTTATCTGTTAGTTTAGGCGTAGCCAATCAATACCTCTCTTGGATGGAATCCTGCCTGGATCGCACTGATCGCCAAATGAGCCCAAAGTACCTGAATATCTTCAAAGTCATCAAATCCGTAGTCTACTTGGATGGTGGGTTCATAACTCATCCCAGTTTGCCTGTGGTTGTTCATCTGGCTTGTTTAAATCTAAAAAGGGAGAAGGGGGCTTATTTGTCTGACCTCGATGGTAAACAAAAGCCCCCAGGAAAAATGCAGTTAGGGTAATGATACCCTGTGCTATATAGAACGAAACTTCACCCATTATTGTAGACAATTTCCGAATAAGCGTTAGCCAATTCCATACCCAAAAAATGCTTATTATCAATGTTCATGGCAGTAGACACAAACCACTCTTTCCTTACCATAGGTTACAAAGTTATTATAATAAAGTATCTTATCCTCCTTATTGCCATTTCCTTTCTTATGGTACTCCCAGCATCGGTTACATACAATGCAATACATGATGTCATCATCGGCTTGACTGCCTGTCCTGCTTCGTTTATTTTTATATTTCTTATTACGCAATCTGGCTTTGGTCAGGTTTTCAGTTGTGGTCTTTATGATGTGATCGATCATGCTACTGTTTTTATCTTAAATCCAATCTTTTCCAGGATCTCTGCCTCGCTTGGCACTGGGTTTTTTTTTGGCTTTGTAGGATTATCCTTTGATTTCAACGTATTGTACTCCCAGGGCTTCATAAACTGGTCACCACACTCACAAAAGGTTTCTTCAGCAGTGATCTGCCCCTTGACCTCTTTGGTCTTATCACAACCAAAACAAATGTACTTGGTCTTCTTCACTTCCTTTGGGGCTTGGACCATCGCATTTTGTTTACTGCCATTGCTAAAACTGAAAGCATTGACATTGGACTTCCAGGTATTCATTCGCCTGGACATATCAAATACTTTCTCCATCTCCCATCGCATCTTCTTACCACCTTCATTGTGGGCTCCCCAATGATTGATGAACTTATCCATCTCCTGTTTAGGCAATCCTTTATCCAATCCCATCTTGTGTACTTTTTCTGAAAAGATTGCAAATCTCTCTTTGAGTGTGGGCGTTGGTTTTTTTTCAACGCCACTATTATTTCTTTTATTTGTTTTATTATCTTTTATTATAGTAGTACCACCTACTGTACCACCTACTGTACCAGCTACTGTACCACCTTGTGTACCAGCTACTGTGTCAGCGTGGCTCTGATATTTGTCATAATTCACGATTTTCACGAGGGTGAACCCATAATCGGTGTGTGTGTCAACCATCGTGTCAGTTTTTAGACGATTTATGAATTTTATTACAGTATTTTTGCTCCAACCCCATCTCAAGGCTAATGATCTGTAGGATGCTGGAAACTCACCTCTTTTTATTAATACAATGGCTTCTTTGTATGGCTTTTTCTGTTCATTGTAATTTGCCATCATCAACATATCCATCCAGGCTTGTAGGTACTTGGGATCCTTCCAAAGCCAATGATCTCTTATTTGTTTGTGTATGCTTATCCATCCTTTCATAGTGGAAACTCCATGTATCGGTAGAACCAATTCCTACCCTGTTCCTGATTATTCTTTGCTGTTTCAACTGCCAACAGCAAAAATTCTTCTCCCTTGTATGGCACATAGGCTATGATGTCCTTTGGTTTGTACCAGATTGCTATCACATCTATTTTGCTCTTTGTGTATTTTGCTAATTTGATCTCTATGCTACTGTTTCCCCTCAAGGTTGCCCTGGCTTTGACCTGTACCCTCTTGAGTTTCTTTCCTGTATCTACCACCAGGTCACATAGATTATCATCTACTACGCTTTGATACACATCCAAACCCTGGTTAATAAGTAGATCACGACTCACTGCCTGTTCACCTTCCCACCCGAATCGCTTTGTTCCTGGCATTAATTTTCTTTAAAATTGTATTTAAAGTTTTCTTGCTCAACATCGTGTAACACATCCCTTAACTTTTCTGCCCCTACACAATGATCGTAAGTAGGAAAGAAATACTGCCAGGTTCCCCCTGCCATATTGATATGATAAAAAAAGGCGATACCTACCTTACCTGTATTCTTTTTAAACTGCACATAAGCAGTAGACTCACTTAAAGGATGTATGCTTTTTACCTGAAAGGTTTCCTGCATCGTATTCTTTTCCCTGTCTGGTCTACTGAAATTAAAAGCAACCTTATCTGCCTTCTCTCGAAGTGACAATGCCATTACCTTCTTCATTTATCCACCACCTGTTTGATGATGGTGCAAAATCGTAGGTTGCCCATCTTATTATTGGTATGGTCCTCACACAGATCCTGGATCCTCTTTAACTTGGTAGCCAGTACCTGGTTATCTCTCTTGTGCTGATTGCTATCTTCTATGACCATCTTCAATCGATCATAGACCTTATCAAACTTCTTTCTGCTAACTAATGGTAGTTTCAATGTTTATCCTTTAATATTTCTTTACATAATTCTGCTGGGACCATAGACCGTTCATAGTTGCCCTTTAATCCTTGTGTTCCTGTCTTACTTCCCCTGGGTGCTGGTTCGTGATGGCAATCAGGGTTTCCATTCTTACATACTGCTTTTGGTGTCCAGTGCTCATCGTTGGTCCATATGTCTGTAGGCTTTGCCCTGGTGTCCCCATACTGGCAGTACCATACTGTATGCCTTATAGGGAGGTCCTGGACCACATCTAACTTTCTCAACACACCCCTGGGATTCTCTATATACCAATACGTTGGCTTTAAATTCTCTATGATATCCTTTGCTTTCTGGACCAATGCCATGCCTATAAAGGCTTCTGCTCTTTTAGGCACATATGCACCCTTACCGCCTTTCCAATAATGTCCTATGGATGCAACAGAAAAGGATGTACATGGTGGCGATGCCCAGATAATATCTGGATTACTTGGTAGTTGTTTGACATTGACATTAAGTATATCACCTACCATGTCCATTCCTTCAAACTCATTGATGTCTGTGCAAAAGGTGTCGTGCCCCAGGTCCATTGCAACTTTTGTAAAGGACCGAGAACCAGCAAATAGTTCCAACGTCCTCATTCAATACCCTTGATCTGCACTACGGTCCTGGGTTTATTTGAATACTTCTTAATGGTTTTCAAGTGACAGATCTGGCTGTCATCTTTATAGAACACCCCATTCAAGGCATCCAATACCAGCTTCACAAGGTTATCGATGTCTGCCCTGGATGTATGCCAGGTCGGAGCATTATCTTTTAATATATGGGAATACTTGCCTGTTCGATAATGACTCTTTGGTCGCTTGACATAGAACTCAAGTGTCATTGAGATAGGTCCATATTGAGGCGATTTGGGAGCCATATTTAGCACAGATGCTAAAAAATAGCGTTTATCCGCCTTACTTGGATCGTAGGTGTGTCCGTTTCTTAAATGTTTGTGTCGTTTAAGGGCAACTGGTGAGCCCTCTACAGTTAATTCTATCATATGGTATGTGGTTACCGTTCATTGTTATCGTCTTAAAAATTCTGAAATTCTATCACAAGCAAAAGGCAGAAAGATCAGGCTCAATACCAAGATTCCTACACTGGTTGCAAAGGTCCAAAAATTCAATATCCATTCGTATATCATTCTTCCTCCTCATATGCTATACTAATATCTTTTTGTCTTATTATTGATATTTCTTGCCATTCTTGATTTTCCATATTTGAACAATTACTAATGGAAATTTCTACTGGCTCATGTATTTTCCATCCAAGTTCTTTAATCAGTTTATGTGGTATGTTTACAACATCAGCAGATGTTCCTTTTAATAAACCATTTACGAATTGATCCCCATTTATTTCTTTCATTCTTCCTCCTTACTTACATCCCAACATCTATTGGCATACTCTGTAAGTCTGTCTACCAACTGCTGGGCGTGGTTTACTTTATCGTAATCCTTTAATTCCTTTCCTTCCAGGATCACCTTTCCTAATCCTTCCATGATCAAGGTCATATCATAGGTAGTAATGCTGTTTGGCTTTTTTTCGTGTCTCCTATGCTGTATCTGTATCAAAGCACAGGATAGGTACACCGCAAGGTCCAGACTCTCTTCAAGCCCTTCCTCTACCATATCCCTTTTATCTTCCAGACTGATGGTATCGCCATATTTCTTGGCTCCCAGGTCCAACCGCTTTTGGACTCGGTCTATAACCATTTCATTGATCCGCTTTGAGTCTTCCATATTCTTTTCTTAACCTATGTATTAACTTTGAAAAATGTTCTGGAGAGACTTGCCACAGTGGAAGCCATCCCACTGTCATCCTTTTTAACTGTAAAGTTAATTTTATACCAAGTCCCTCTGGATAATCCAGTTGGGCTCTTGAGTATGCTATTTGACAGTCTCTCCATTTCTTGTTTCCTGAATAGTCTTTAGGCAAATTGCTTTAAGACTGTTTCTGTATTCACATCCAGGTCTTTAATATTACTCAATACCCAGCCAATGTATTCACGATCTTCATCTGCAACCTCGGACCACATTTTACCTTTATGCTTTTTAAAATTGCATACAGCATCCAGTTTAAACTCTTCTTTGGACACCACTGATTCACCATTCATCTGACTCTTCGCTTTGTCTACCTGGCTTTGCAATGCTTCAGTTAGATCAGCATTACGCTTTGGCTGTTGCTGTGGAAACTGGCTACCATCATTTTTTGTTATGGTCCCATTTGTAGATTGCTTCTGTTGATACCTTGCATTTTCTACTTCATTAGCAGAAGCATACTCTTCACCACCTAACCCAATACTTGCCAGGGCTCTACCTATTGCAGATGTTTCGCAGTTCTCCAGGGCAGACGTACTATTGATCCTACCTTTGGTCCTATCTTCTTCTGCAAATCCATTACCAAACACAAAGAAGGTTGGATTCTCTATCTTATCCTTTGCACTGATCGTAGCCTTTACCTGGACAATGTTCTTTTCATCCTTAACGACTTCAGTGGTTATCGCTGTTATTTTATTATTGTACCGTTCATAAAAAAGATTGATCCTTTCTGCAACGGTCCTATACTCTTTACCATGTATATTTACTGACATACTCTCTCCTATTATTTAAGTCTTAACACTCTAATTGGACCACCTTCCTTGAGATACTCCTCATAAAGATCTGGATGGTCCTCTTTAAATGTTTTTTGATTGAACGATGTCCTGGGCTTACTATTTCTCCAGGTAGCAAGAGTATCCTCACCATAGGTAAGGGACTCTGCATCTTCCATCGTTTTCTTAATGTCCAACTCCAACTCCTTGATGGATTGGTCCATTTCTTTTTTTGTAGCCTTGAACTGCTTCAAGGTCTCTATCTTTGTAGCCAGTTCAGGTGATGCTTCCAGGCTGTGTCCATTTGCCTCTGGATAGACCTGTTTGATGTCGTTATCGGTTACTGGCTTTGGTGGGACCTGGGTAACGATATGGTCCAACCAGAATGAGACACACTTATTTATAACCATGTTGGCAAACTCCTCATCATAATCATAGGTCTGTATCTCAAAATTCTCTACCCCAGCATAACCAAAAGTCAGTATGGCTACATGAGCCTTCCTTAACCCTGTTATAGCCATCTGTCCCTGGATCTGGGTATAGTATTGTATGGGTAACTCTGCACCCCAAGACTCCCTGGCAATGGTGGATGCGGTTTTAATCTCAAGAACTGTTTCGATGCCATCTTCACTGTGACATACTCCATCGAGATTGGTTGCCAGGAAATCATATTTGGGATGAAATCGTACATAACCATCTACTGCTACCTTACATCCTAATTGTTCCTCTACCCACTTTGCGATCATGGGTTCAATGTCTCTACCTAACTTCATTCGTATGTTATCAAAAGGCTCATAGCCATTGACCTTTTCACACCATACATCGTATGGGCTTTTATACTTGGTAAATAATCCTGCAATAACAGACCATTCACTGGTCCCCAGATAACTCTGTCTTAACTCCAGGTCCAGGTCTGGTCCTTGTTTGATTGGATCTCTCATGTTATTAACTCCCTGGTGACATAAAACAAAAAGGAAACTGTAATAAGCAGTATTAACAATGCTTCAAATATGTCACAGGCTTCTTCAAACCACTTCATCTTCTAACTCCTCTCCACAATCAGCACAAAACCAATAGGTCATGTACTGATGGTCTTCTGGTCCATAATGCTCTTCACCTTGCTCCACTTCATTATGCTCACAAAAGATTGCCCCACCTGGTTGTAGTTGTGTTTGCGGAGCGAGGCTCGATAAGTCCTCTCCAGATGGGGCGGAGCGTGTTCTATCTAAATCGTTTTGAAATGGGAATGGCATTACTTACCCCCTGTAAGAGATTTTCTATACTTAACACAATCACCTCTTTTTTTAGATGCCATTATTGTATTGGTTTTATTGATCTCTCCTGTTCTTCCATCTATGTCTGTAACTTTTTTTAGTACATACATACTATCTACTTGATAATCATCTATTTCAACAATACTTCGTGTAATTATATATGTCATTTCCTCGCTCCTGTTTTTGTTTATTACAATGCAACCTGGAATACATTGCTCTCTATGTATCGCTCCAGGTCACTTTTCTTTACTCTGTAAAGTCTTGAATTAAACTTCATTGCTGGTAACTCTCCAGCCTTCACCAGGATCAACACCTGTTGCCTGGATAGCTTTAAAACCTTGCCCACTTCTTTAATTGTGAGCATTTCTAAATCTTTATAGTTGCCAATAGTTGTCATAAGTTGTATGTTTTTGTTATGATTATGTTAATTAATTAACATTAATATAATAGTTACTATTTAGTTAACAAAGTAAAATTTTTAACTAATTGAGCAGGATATACAAAAGAAAAGGTTCGCCTCATTGGTGGTATACAGCAGAAACACCACCACATAGAATACAAAAATCTACTGGGACACAAGATAGAAAGGTAGCTATCCGCAT